AAAGAATAATTTATGGCAATCGAAGAAAAAGTCATTCAGCCTGAGTCTGTGACCAACGCTGAACAGCCCGTGGCTGAAACTCCTTCACAACCAACTCAACCACAAGCACCTGATCTTACTGCGATTAAAGCAGAGTATGAATCACAACTAAATGCTTTAAAAAAGCAAGTTGCAGAGGAACAAGAAAAATTTAAAGGTGCAAAATCTAAATTAGATGAAGTTTATAAGAAAAAAGAAGCTGAACGCACCAAACAACTAGAAGATCAGGGGCAATGGAAAACTCTTTGGGAGGAAGCAAATAAAACTGCTCAGGAAAAAGATCAACAGATTTCTACTTTGTCTCAACAGTTGCAGGACATGAAAACTTCAAATGAAGTTGCTTCAACTAAAACCACAGCACTTGCAGCTATAAGTAATCTTGGAGCGATTAACGCAGAACAGACTCTATCACTGCTTCAAGATAAGTTACAAAAGAATAGCGAAGGGAAAGTTGTAATTATCAATGGTGGTGTAGAACAAGATCTCACTGCATATCTCAGTAGTCTCAAAAACCCTGGTAGTGGTTGGGAACATCACTTTAAACCAAGCTCTGCTGCTGGTATGGGTGCAAAGCCTAGTCCTATATCAAATGTGTCAGGTGGAACAGATAACCCTTGGAACACTGGCAATTTGACGCAACAGCTTATAATGGAGAATGAGAACCCTGAACTCGCAGCCGTGCTGAAGAGAGAGGCTCAGAAAAAATAGTTAGTTTCCGTGAAACTAATGCCCTTATCCGTGATTAGGGTATCGCAAAAAAATTAAAAGGTAATCTGAATGGCTGCTCCGTTTCAGAATTACTCTGGCGGTGTCCTATTAGCGGATGTCGTTAAGAGAAATAATTTCAGTACTTACGTTTCAGAAGCTATCAAAGAGCGTAGTGCTTTTATCAAATCTGGTGCTATTACTCGTAACGCATTATTAGATGCAAGCGAAGGTGGTACAAGAATCCAAGTTCCAGAGTTTAACCCAATCGCTCCAACAGAAGAAATTCTTACTGGTGCTGCAAACTGGGGAACATCTACTGCTGGTCATTTAACACCACAGAAAATTGGTACTGCAACACAGGTTGCAACAATCTGCCATAGAGCATTTGCTTATGCTGTAGATGATGTTGCTATCTTGGCTGCTGGTGAAGATCCAATGGGTCACATCAGAAACCAACTTGCAGATGCTATCAACAAATTAAACAACGCTAGATTGTTCTCACATTTAGCTGGTTTATTTGGAACTGCATTAGCAGCAAACAAATTAGACGTAGCAAAAGCTGGTGCTAGTGCTACTGAAGCAAACTTCTTAACAGCTTCTACAATCGCAAGAGCTAGAAACTTGTTAGGAGAGAGAGGAGAGGATCTCGATATTCTTATCGTTCATCCATCTGTTGCTTACTACCTATATCAGGTTGGTATGTTAACATTCTCAACTTCTGCATTATCAACTGGAACTGGCATCCAATGGGGTGGCGGTGGTGTTGGTATCAGCGATAGAGCCGTTGGTGAATTTGCTGGCTGTACAGTTGTTGTTGACTCTGCTGTTAACACAGTTGCACCATCCAGTTCTTCTGGTCATCAGGTTGAGTTCTTCTGCTACCTAACAACAGCAGGAACAATTCTTGAAGGTAATCAGCAAGCACTAAGAATCGAAGCTGAAAGAAACATTCTTTCCAAGCAAGATGTTATGTCAGTTGATTATCACAGTGCTTATCACGTTATGGGTACTAAGTGGAATGATGCTGCTGACAACCCAACCAATGCAAACTTAGCGACAGCTAACAAGTGGGCTATCACATACGATGCTGACTTAATACCATTGGTACAGTTAACAGTTAACACACCTCTTGATACTTCAACATATTAATCGTAAGATTATTATTGTCGGTCATAACGAAACCTCATCAATTATTGGTGGGGTTTTTTCTTTACGCTACAATAAAACTAAATTTAATTATTAAACGTGGCAGCTACTATAACAGCAACATTATCAAGTGCAACTGCAAATAGCTATGTCACTTTGGCAGAAGCTAATGATTACTTTGAAACTGTTCCAGATTCAACTACTTGGACAAATAAAACAGACGATCAAAAGAATAGATCATTGATAGCAGCTACAAGATGGATTGATAGTTTTGTATTTTTTGGTGATAGATGTGATGCAGGACAGGCATTGAAGTTTCCTAGAAATAATTACCAGGTAGATGATGTTGAATTATCTTGTACTGTAATTCCTAATAATATTAAATATGCACAATTTGAATTAGCTAGGGCATTAGCGAATGATCCTGATGCGATAACAGGAAATGTAGGAACAAATGGAAATATTGCTGAAGCTAAATTAGGTGATCTACAGGTTAAATATAATAATGATAGTCAGGGTGCTGGTTCTGTAAATAATATTATGGATGTTTATCCATGGTTACAAAGTTATCTTGGATCGTACATGATCGGTGGTGCTGGTAGTTTTCAAATGAGAGTGGTGAGAGGATAATATGTCATTAATAGATAGTACTTTCAAAGCCTTACCAGAACAGTTATTAAATAGTTTTGGAATTAATGTGACTTATATTAAATCGGCAATATCACAGACTTATGATACTGATGCTGGAACTGTAAGTGGATCTGATACAAATGTTTCTTTAAAGGCGATTATAAGTAACGTGTCTGGATCGGTTTATGAGGGCACAAGCCAGTCAGATGATCTAAAGATAATTTTTGGTAATAAAGAGTTGGGAACATATTATCCAAAAGTTAAAGATAGGATTCAATATGCTCAAGATGGTGTTAATAAGGTTGCAAGAATTATTAGTATAAATACATCAAGAGGAGACAATCCTATTTTGCATACAGTCATAGCGAGGCCACAATAATGGCTAGAAACAAGAACGAACTTCCAGATCTAGCTAAAGAAGTTAATAGGTACACAGCTACGGTGTTAAATAAGGGTGTTTTACCTGGAGTTGAAGAAGTAGTTAAAGAATTACAACATCTTGGGCCATCTTGGACAGGAAGGTATTCAAATTCTTGGCAAATTATAGTAGGAAGAGAAAAGTCAACTGGAACAAGAAGCCCAGGTAATCCTAAACCTGTTAAAGCTCCAAAAATGAATGTTAAATCTATCAGAGCAGGAAGAGTTTCAAGAGATGAAATTAATATAGAGATAAGGAATATAGCAGAAAGCAAAGAGTATGCTGAGGATATAAAACAAGGAAGATTTAGAAGAGGGCTTGTTAAGGGTAAGGGGGGTATAAAAGATATAGGATCTAAACCTCGTACGGCAAAAGGAAATTCAAAATTTCAAGAAGTTGGTGGAGGTAGAGGTGGTCTTACTATGAGAGGAGAAATTGGAGGGGGTCGACCTGAATTTGTTTCTAGTAGAACAGCAGAATTAGATTGGCTGCCTAAATATTTAAGAGGAGGTTCTTTACAGCAAACAATTAAGCTTGAACTTAATAAAAGCATTAAAAAAGCTAGAGGTAAAAAATTAAAATGAATTATCAAGGAATCAGAGCAAAATTTGAAACTCCAATTAAAACAGCCTATGCAGCTTTATCTCCTGCCGTACCAGTATTTTTTGATAACTTTGGTGATGTAACTTCTGATGCTGACAGTGAATTTGTTTATGTAAATATTCAATTTGGAGTTACAACAGAAGTTGGATTGACTTCTTCATTAGATAATGTTCGAGGGATTATTACTGTTAGAACCTTTGCAGAAAAAGATAAAGGTCCAGCTAGAAGTCAAACTCTTATTAATACAGCCTTTACATCATTAGAAACTATAAATAATACAGGGAAGCCTGATAGTGGTATTTATGTAAGAACTGGAGAGATTACTGGCCCTAGCTTTGATACCGATAGACCATTCTTTGTTTCATTATTAGAAACAAATTTTCAAGCCACAGTAATTTCTTGAATCTTTAGTTAGATTCACGCTATCCTATAGACATATCGGGTAGTACCCGTATGTTCAAACCTTAGAATTATTAAACATGGCTACAGTTCTATCGGGTACTTCAGGAGCTTTATTTTATTCTCCTGCTGGTACAAGCTCAACTCAGATTGCGATTGCTGACTTTCCTACTGGATCAGGTGGAGATACAACACAGATACAAGTTGGCACACAGTTAGGTTTTCAAGTTGGAGATGCAGTAACCCTTACATATCCATCTGGAGCAGGAGTAACAGGTGCTATTGCTGCTGGTGCAAAATTTGTTAAAACTTATGATTCTGCATCTGGAGAGCTTACTTTATCTGGAACTAATGGTGGAGCAGCTTTAACAGCTTCCGCAGCACCTTCAGGTTTTGGATCTAACTTTGCAAGTATTGTTTTTACTGCACCAGAAGTTGTAGGGAACGTAAGAGAGTGGAGTTTTGAAATAACAAGAGCAGAAATTGATGTTACTGAAATAGGTCAGTCACTAACTGCTACTGTTCCATTTAGAACATTTATCTCAGGTTTTGCTGATGGTAGTGGTTCTGCAAGTGTTTATTCAACAGATGACGACACAAACTTAGCTACAAGACTGATAAAAGACGTTCTACAACGTGTTCAAACTGGTGCAAAAGTAAAACTCTATATTGACCGTGTTCTTAGTGGTGGTAGTGTTGATGATACAAAGAGTAGGTCAATTACTGCTGATATTATTCTTACTTCTGCAAGTTTCAACGTAAACCCAGATGACGGACAGTTAGTTGAGATTGCCTTTAGACCAAGCTCCGCACCTGTATTTGATTTATCTAAGTCATAAATTAAATTTTTATAACTTAACAAACCTCAGATTAACTGGGGTTTTTTTATGTTTTGCATTAGAATATCAGTATATTAAATTTATTTATGGCAAGTAATTTATCAGCATTACAGCGTTTACAAAAGGCAGCAAATCTTGAACCAAAAAAGAAAGAAGTTACATTATCTGATGGTTCTATTTTTGAAATGTATGTAAGTCCACTAACAATGGC